CGCCGCTAACGGTTACAGTAATTGTACCCGCCTCAGGCAACTCGTCTACTGCGAATACCGCGTCTGAAGTACCGCTTTGTGCCCCGTCTGCTCGGGCTAACAAAATTGGTGTTGCGTAAGAAACTCCCGGTGTTGCCGATAACGCACTTAAAACATAACTTAAAGAAATTCTTTCTTTAAAGCTAACGTTGTCAAACGCTAAAATTTCGTTGAGTGCTTTTACGGCGTTTATTTGTACAGTAGAGTTTTTCCATTGTGGAAGGGCAACAACTACAACTTCAATATTTAAAGGAACAAATGTGGGTGGAAAAATTGTTACGGAAACTCCTGGTGGCATTTTAGGAGTTATAAATTCAATAATTTTATTTGATAAAGCCGTAAAAACTTCTGTTAATTCGTTTTCAGAAGTAAGTCCTCTATCTCCAAAAGGAGCCACATATAAATTAATACTGTTTGAAACTTCGGCGTCTGCAATTGCTTTTGCAACACCAGATATTTGAACAGCAATGGCCGCATAATCGTCTAAAGAAACGGCTCTATTACCAGCAGACAACGTTAATGGAGCATTGGTTCTAATAGATTCAATAGATTCTGGATCAGTTCCGCCAGATGCGGCAGATACGTTAATCACACTTAACCCAGCTTGATAATTTGTTAAAATATTTTTAATAGTTGTTGCTGCAACATTTCCAACAACCCCACCACCGACTCGATAAGTTGCGTAAATTTGAGCATTAGTTGCCGGAACTCGTCCGCCAACTCCGTCGCCAAATTCAATAAATGTATTTCCATTTGCGTCTGTATATGAAACAAAAACAGCGTCGCTATTTCCGTATTCAACTAGGTATTGAACATGTCGATAGGGCGTATTGTTTACCTGAACAGAAATGCTGTCTTGAATAACTGGGGTTTCGTCTAACTGAAATATTTGATTTGCGGTTCCAGTAGATGTACCAACTAATTCAGAAGTAACTGTATATCCTTGAGTTGCTGTTACAGAAACTCCACTAGGACTAGTTGTATTTGGGGTTACAACAAGATCCTCATCTGTTTCAAAAATAACTTGAGTAGAAGTTCCATTAACAATGGTTGTGCTTCCAATTTGAGTTCCAGCAACCACCGTTATATTTGAAGAAGTTGAGTTTTTAAAAGTTAAAGTTACAGTAGACGGAGTTGTGTCTGTTGGTGTATAGCCCAACATTTTAGCAATTCTTAAAATGCTTTCTTTTTGACTAGCTGTGCTAATAAAAGCTTCGTTTGCGGCTCGATCTATGTAATAGTGCAAAACATCAGACGCATAAGAAAACGCTTCTAACATTGCAATACCTAAATCACCAGGATCTCGACTGGTCCATTTTGGGGCAAGTTGTGGAATAAGGTTAATTAAGTCTTCTCGAATAGACGCGTAATCTCTAGAGGTGTAATCAATTTGAGGAACGTAGTTAATATCAGCCATTTTTATAACTCCTCAATTAGAACGCCTGTTCGGGTAAATGTCCCGCTTTTTACCCTAGCTACTGTAGTTGTTTTTTCTCCGCTTGGTAATACATAGTTTATCGAAATAACTAGCGCATTGTCTGTTAATTCGCCAGCTTCTATTGCCGATGTTACGGATAATAGTTTTAGATCAGGCAACCATTGGCCAAAGGCTGACGCTACGGTTAACTCTGCTTCTTTTAAAGCAACATCTTCTGGCTCAAAAACAAGGCCTGTTGCTCCACTACCATATGAATGACGCATAACTCTTTCGCTAGGTCTGGTAAAAATAGCACTTAAAACCCTATCAGACCATATTTTTCTTTCATTAATCGTGGTGTTTACTCCACCAGATTCATTAAAGTTAAAAGGTAAAGAAATTGCTTGTCCCATTTAAAACACTCCAATCCAAACAGGGAAATTAGGGTCTCCGCCTTCAAACATAGCCCAGACACCTTGTTCAAGTTTAGGGACTAGTCGGTGCGGAGTATGTTCTGCGGTCGTATTAACTTCTTGATTATCATTCCATTTTTCATTTTCATCAACGTCAAGAATGTGGTCGTGAAAAAGTTTGCCACTATTTCCTGAATGTGCTGCATGAGTTAGTGTTTGTGTTGCGCTAAAACTGTGGCTGTGTGCAGGAGAGCCACCACTGCCCGTAGACCCAGAAACTGAAACACTATGACTTGTGTGTGTATTTAGTAACGCAGCCACTTCTGAAGCCAAATGAGGTAGATGGTCTGGATGATTAGCGTTACTTAAAACAGGCAAACAAGGCCAAGCCCAATCACTAAGACCCTCACCCAAAACTTGAGGAACTTGTAAACGAATCCTATTTTTTTCCAAAGGATCGTCAACATCCATACAGATACCTCGGTATATACCAAAAAATTTATTATCAGTCATTTTTTGCGTTCCTTGCGTGCGACAAAACAACTGGCGATGGGGAAGATCTTTTTACCGTAGTTTTCATATCTTTAACAGAGTTTTTCCATTTGTTAGGGACAATTACTTTTTTTGCAACCAATGGTCTAGGTCGGTTATTTACGGTTCCAAATCCTACAGGATTTTTACTTGACACGCCCACACCTTTTTTTAAAACAGTGACTGGTTTTTTATTGGTTTGTTTCACCCCTGGCGTAATTTTTCTTTTACCGGTGTTAGTTGGCGCACCAATTGCCGGGGAATTTGGGTGCGAAACGTCTTGTCCCAAAGAATCGGTTCCTAAATGTAAAATTGTTGTGTATTTATGGTTTAGCAAAGTGTCTAACGTTATTCTGTGTTCTGTTTTTAAAACAGTCCAAAACCCACTGTGTTCCGGCCCAACTCCGCCAAAATATACTGGCGCATCTGGGTGCAAATCTGGGGTTCCAAGAACCTCAGCAATAGCTTTATACGGATAACGAACACGTTCATCAGCAGACTCAGATTCAGATTTTGCAATTTCATAATTATTTGCCACTGTAACTGCGTCAAAACGATCAAAAAATTCTGGTTCAAAATTACTTCTTGTTGCTTTAGGTCGTTTTTGGTTTGTTACTTGTATAAGTTGACCAGTAAATTTATCTACACCACTAACCGCAACGGCAGCTTTGTGCTCACCATCTTGATTTAAAGTTTCTCCAACAATAGGTGTAAAAGAGTACAAAGTAGATCCACTTGGGTTTGCTTGATCTCCCATAAAAAAAGACAAAGCGCTATCTTTAAGTTCGTTATATATTTTTGTAACGGGGTGAAAATATACCTCTGTGTTTTGAACCCTAAAGCTATAACCGCATTTACGCGCTAAATCTTTAATAAATTCAAGGTCGCTACGCCCCGCTTGAGAAATTTGATCAAAAATACGTGGATGATCTGTTACATCAAAAGCAAATCCATGAAAAGAGGCAATATCTTTAACAACATCTGAAGCGGAAACATTTCTATAAACTTTTTGTTTTTGTTGTTTTAAATGGTAAGAAGCGCCAATAATTCCAAGTTCAATAGATTTACTTCCCGGAGTATTGTAGTTTTTAACGTGATAAATGTACCCGTTAAAAGTTTTAGAAGAATTACTACCCGTTAAATTAAGTTCAACTGGAGTTCCTTGTTTTAATGAATTATGGGCAACGTCCCAATCTTTAAATTTAACAATAGCTAATTCATGCGCCCCGCGTTCTTGATAAAAAACAAAATCAGAAACTCTTCCGACAGGGGAAGATTTAGATGCGGGAAAAGATACGTCAATAAAATCAAACACGAGGTATCCTTAAAACAGTTCCAGCAGGTATATTTGATGGATCTTCAATTTCAGGGTTGTTGTCTAAAATATACCACCAAAGGTCTGTTTTTCTGTAAAAATTATACGAAACAAGGTCTAGTCGATCTTGTTCTTGCCAAATGTACTCGCTGTATGTAATTGTTCCAATATTAGGAAATTCATAAAAAACAATTGGGTTTTCATCACCATCTGGATACACAGAGATAAAATCAATTGTTGAATACTCATACCTAGATCCTTGGTAAATACTCATTGTGTAGCCCCCGGTGCATTATTTCCCGTGTTTGTAAAATCTTGTCCAGCAGAGGCCATTAAATTCATTGAAATAGAAACATCTGTTCTAATTGGGGTCATATCTTGACTAAAACCAACATGATTTACGCTCAATGACAATATATATCCAATATATGACAAAGGACCAATGTCTACGCGCAAAAGGGTTGCCGCTAAATAACCAATATCGGAAGTTCTTCTTCCAGAGGCGTTGTGCCACCCATCCCCGTTAACCGCTTTGTACAAATACTCTAAATCTGCAACAGTTCCCAGCTCCATAAGATCTTTAATTTTTTTAACTTTCTCAGTGGCAGCGCTATCTCCTAGACCAGTTGCATAATAAGGAAGCAAATCAGTAAAGACGTTTGGATCAGTAGTACTGGCTTTGTAAACACCTTTTCCAGTTTTGTCATTAAATGTTGGAAGAGCAGCGTAATCTTTTTTTAGTAAATGCCTAGCTGCCGCAAAATCATTTGTTCTATCTAATCGTAAATTAAAACTAATGGTTTCACCGCTAGGGAACGCTCCAGCAACACCCACAAATCGGTCATTTACGTTAGGAGTAACATCTGTGTTTAATGAAACCCCAGTTGTGTTACTATCAGGGTTCCAAATAAATTGAAAACCAAAAGTTCTATCAGCCAATTCTTTTCTAGGATCTTTTCCAGTTGCATCAACCATTGTTGAATCAACGGACGCATACCACCAAAGTCTTCCTCTGCGGTATTGTTCTACGTCTCCAAGAGCATTAGAAGTTCCCTCATTAATTATTTCAGGTTTTACAGGAAGGCTCCATGTGTGAGGGGGCAAGTTCCATTTGTAAGCAGAAAGTTCTGGTCTTTTAATAAGTTTTGAATCTTCTACTACGGTTCCTTTTTTTGAAGGTTTTGAAGGTTTTG